AGAAGGGAAAAAAAGGTAAAAAGGGTGAACAGGGGCAAAAAGGTCAAAAGGGGATTATAGGAGAAACAAATAAAGGAGAACCTGGTATTACTGGACCAAAAGGCGATAAGGGGGATACAAGTGGTGGTGGAACACAAGAAGCTATTAGAACTGGAAAAACTATCTGGGTTGATCAAAAATATGGTAATTCTCATAGTTTATCAGATTATGAATATTTTGGAACATATGATACTCCTGCTTCTATAAGTGGCGCTTATAAAACTATTACTGATGCTATTAATGTAGCACAGAAAGGCGATACGGTTCAAGTTTTACCTGGTAATTATCCTGAAGATACTATATGTATACCTGAAAATGTAACATTAGTAGGTGTTGGTGGTTATGAAGTTACAACTATATCAGGAAGTGGTGTTCCAGGTTCTGCTTCCGATTCATTTGGCTATTTTAATTCTCCAAATACTCGAGTTATTATGTCACCAAATTCTACTTTACAAAATTTTACGATTGTTTGTCCTTCATCAAGTGGGGGAGCTGGTGTATTATATGATCATGAATTACCATATACGTGTGGTGTAAGATTTTTAAAATTAATTGGAAGTGCAAGTACAACAGAAGGATATCCGTCGGGGTCTGGTATAGGTCCAGATGGAATAAGAATTAAAGGGGGGAAGATTATTGGTTTAGAGATTAGAGTTGGTCCAGGCAAATTTAATTCTATCTTAGATGTTTCTGATGGTGGTGGCCCAAACGCTATTTCAAATAATTGTTCTAATAGCGTCTTAGCAAATACATCTAGTGCAGGTGTTTTAGCAGCACAAGCTATACATATACCGCCTCAACCTCCGAACAATGATCGTCCACATATAATTATAAATGGCGCTAAATGTAATGGTATATCTAGTGAAAATGCTTCGGTCAGTGGATATAAAGGAAAAACTGGAACAAGGTTACAGTTGCTAGATTTTAATTGTGGAACACAAAATGTAGAAAATGGATTTAATTGTGGAACAGGGACAAGTGTTTTATTATCTAACAATTTATTTGATTTAACAAATGGTTTATATATAACCACAAATGATGCACAAGTAGATTGTTTGGGTGGTAAAATAGATGTTAGACAAACTGATGGAGGTATTAATACTAATACTGGATTTAATATAAAAGTAGATGATAATTTAACAGGTATAGCTTCTGGTCCAAATCCAAATAGTGTAGTTAAAGTGACTTCACAAACTGAACCTATATTTAGTATACCTTGCGAATGGATAAATTCTGATCATGCTTTTGATTTTTTTACACAAAAAAATACTTTTGAAAAAAATACAACGAAACAATTATGGGGTGCCGATCAAGTAATTGGTCATCCAGAAAAAGGTTCTAGTTTTTTTTCAGGTGAAGGTATACCTTATAGTTCTGATATAACCGTTTTTAGTGTATCTAACCAGATTGGTCTAGAACAACCTCCTAGTAGATATATATGGGATTCTGCAGGACCGACAATTAAATCAAGTTTAGAAACATTCTGTAATAATATATCGCAGACACCACCACCATCATCTTCATCCAATCTTAATATTACAGATATTACAGAAAGTGCTCAACAAGATGATAGTAATAATTTTACATTTAATAGTACTTCAGCTGGTGAAATATTAATGTGGTGTTCAAATAGAAAAAATGAAAGTTGTGAATTTTTGAAACATTGGTCTATTAATTTAACTAGTGTTTCTAATGCTGTGATAGATGATTATCTTGTTAATGATCCAGATATCTCGAATGGTGGGCTACAAATTGATACTATTTTTGCAGAAAATATAGCACTTGGAGGCCCATATTTAGATAATGAAAATGAAATATACGGATTACAGCCTACTGGTTTATGTAAATTCGAGGTTTATAGTAATGAATATGGTTGGTCTAATAATATATATTCAGCTAGTTATACAAATGCTGAATATTCTGGAGGAGTACTTAATAAAGCTGAAGGTGAAAATTATTTTGGTGCTATGTCTGTACAAACCAATGAACAAAATAGATATGCGAATCAAGTTATGATGCGAAGTAATTCAATAGAAGATATAAGATTTGGTATAAATAGTGAAACACCATGGGATTCAGTATCTTTTACTGATGCTAATGGGAATACAACACAAGGTTATTGGATGAGGGCTGTATTATTATATGATTGTTCTCAATTGCCAACTTTTAATCAATTAAAATTAGAACCAGCTACATTTAGTTTAAATAATATAGGTCAAAGATTATCATTTGGTTTATCTATGTGGAGACAAACAATTATAGCAAGTCAAGGGACTGGTAATGGAGCAGCAACATTTTCTACAGAAATAGTTGATGAACCAAATGATTTTGATGGTATAAGATTAAGAATAGCTAGAATTAAATTAAATACTACAAATGATTATGTTAATTATATAGTTCAATTACCAAATGGTATATGTACAGCTTACCCTCTTAAATTAAAATGGACTATAGTATCAGATGTAAATACTGTAGATTGGGGGGCAATACGTATAAGAACTAAAAATATTCCTATAGCAGGTAATTTAACACCTTATAAAGGTGATATACCAGATATGGTATATAGAAGTGATGACTATACACCATATCAATTATTAAGTACTAATCCACAACAATATGGTGGTAAATTAATACAAGATTTTATAGTAGATACAACCTTGGTAGATACAACTATTTCTTTAACAGGCAGAAAATTTGGCTATTTAACTTGGAATACTAGTATAGAAGAATTATCAGAAGGAGATTATATAGTTATAGAAATAGCGGCAACAGATAGTAATAGTGATTTTGCTGCTTTAAATATTATTGCAGAAGGTGTAACATTTTCAGAAGGTATACCACAAGACATTGGTCAACAATTAATTAATGTTGAAACGTATGTTTAAATTGTTTATATAAGTTTTAGATTTTATTATATTATAATATAACAATATTATATAATGGGGAGATTTGGTTTAGATCTATCATCTGTAATTGCTTTAGGATTTACAAGGACTATAAATAATACTAATAATTATCAATTTAATGATACAGAAGTTTCTAAAATAAGGTCATTATTAAATAATGATTTAAATTTAAAAGGCTCAAAAGGTTATAGAGGTGATTCGGGTTCTAAGGGTTCTAAGGGAGAAACATCAGAATGCCTTGAATCTAGAGATTTAGATATATATAATTACACACCTATATCTAATGGTAATAATATTAATTCAGAAGATTGCAAATGTAAGAAATCGCCTTATATAATACCTTTTGAACATGATGATAATAATAGAGATTCAATAATCTTAGATAATACTACAAATATATTTACTATTAAAGAAAAAGCTGTATATTATATAGAATGTTCAATTAATTGTGATTATCTAGATACTTATCAAGACTTTGATGCTTTTATAATGTTATATACTATAGATGAAGAAGATAACCTTAATCCACTAGAAGATACTTTATATGAACAGAGACTTAATTCAAGAAATAATAATGAAAATGTAAGTAATACAGGGGTAATTAAATTAATAACACAAAGGACCCTAGATATTGATCAAAAAATATGTATAGGTATATGGTTTAATAATTTAGCATTTTTTATTGGAAACGAAAAAGCCCCTAGTTTATATATTTTATCTGAAAATTCTAGTTTAAAATTTCAAGTTCTTACTAATAATTTTAATGTAGGAATTCAAGGTAAAAAGGGTGAACGAGGTTTAACTGGTGAAAGCGGTTTAGATGGAATATTAAGTGAACCTAGAGAAATGATAACATTTAATTGTAATATATTAAATGATATTTCAATTAATCATGAACCATATAATTCTATTGATAATTACTATACATTTGAATTAAGTAGTATTGAAGAAAATTTAAGAAATCATATATTTATAGATGAACAAAATAATACAAATTTAATAGTTAATGAAGAAGGTTGGTATTATATAGAAATATCATTATATGTTGAAATAATTGCGAGAACACAAGATTTTCAGATCCATACAATATTAAATAAATATGATGAAACTTCTGGAGAATTTATAACTTTAAATGATACTTTAAGTATTCAAAGAGTATCTTATAGAGGTAAAGGAATATATATGGTAAAATTAATTACAAATAAAAGGTGGAATTGTGATGATAAATATAATATAGGTATATGGTTAGAAGATTTATCATTTAATTTAGATAATACTATAGATATTCATCCAGAAATAAAAATTATTAAAGAAAAATCTAGTATTTTAATTCAAACATTAACAAATAATTTTAGTGTAGGTATTCAAGGGGAAACTGGAGAACAAGGTGAAAAGGGTGTTAGAGGTATAGCAGGACCTCCAGGTCTATTACAGCATGCTACATTTAATAGTAGATATGATAATGAACACTTAGATATAACTAATAATAAAAATAAAATATGGTATAAAAACTGGGAGAATCCTATATACAAAGATGGAGGGTTTTTACAACATGATATACAAGGCGATATAATACATGATATTGTAGATGGAATGCTATTACATGATAACTTATTAATAAAGTATTGTACTATTAGTCAAGCTATTGATATATCAAATAATTTGGAAAATTGTATAGGATTTTCGTATTATTTTCAAGGTGATAATATATTACCATATGCTTTTATAAAATGTTACTTTAAAACACATAATAATGGAATTGGTAATCATGATTTAAGTAATACAGAAAATTGGACAAGTCATGTGAAAATCTATAAAAATATAAGTAATTATATTACTATTAAAACATCTGGATATTATTTAATAAATTACACGGTATCATTTAATTGTATTAAAGGTGGTTTTTTTGATATTTTCCATGGCATTTATAATTCTGCAAATGGTAATCATCATATTATAGATAACACGATGAAGAATGCTTTTAGTAAGAGAACTGATACAGCAAAAATTATATGTTCTTCTTCGCCAATGATATATTTAGAAGAAGGTATGAATATTGCAATAGGTTTTACTTTAGGAGATGTTAAAGTTATAGATGATACTTTAAATAATATTAAATTAATTAGTAATTCTGAATCTAAATTAGCGATTACAAAAATGACTGTTGATTTTACTGAAGGGGATAATAATTTCAAAGGTCAAAAAGGTGAACCTGGCACTAATGGAGGTGAGGGACAAAAAGGTGAACATGGCACTAATGGCACTAATGGCACTAATGGAGAAAAGGGAGAAAAAGGCGACTCTAGTGGATTAAATAATCAACCTGGCGATAAAGGTCAAAAAGGTGAACCTGGCAATAATGGAAATGATGGCACTAATGGCACTAATGGCACTAATGGCACTAATGGCACTAATGGCTCTGATGGAGAAAAGGGGGGAAAAGGTGATGATTGTATTTGTAATAATAATACATCTACATTTAGCCATGTAATAGCAAATAAATCTTTAGTAGCACATAATTTTAATGCAGAATGCAAAGTTGGAGATGCATGGACATATTTTGGAGTTCACGATACACACGGTAATATGATCGCTGGAACTTTTGAACATTTACATATAGAATTTATACCAAATAATACTACAATAGAATTTGAATTAAATTGTTATGTATCAGATCTAAATAATATAAGTACTGGTGATGGATATGAAGCAATATTTGCCCGTCTTGTTGATCCATCTGCACCTGATACAGATTTTTCTCAACATGTTCTACATCAGCTTGATAATTTTCAAGAAGAATATAATCAATCTAATCCAAATACATATCAGTATGTAACTGATAGAAATTTGTCTGGAAATACTACTAGTATGATTACTACAAAATGGCAATTATATTTCCCTCCGTCAACCCACTCGACAACTTATACAATTGCTCCACAAATAAAATGCAATGGAGGGAGTTGTAAAATAAAATTTGGAAATACTTTTGGTTTACAATTTAACCCTATAATATTTAAAGCTACTACATTTGAAAATTCTTATAATACTGTATTATCTGGTGGACCAAATGGTTATTCAGATATACTTACAGTTTGTAATGGTGAATTGAAAAATACTTAAAAATGGGAGAATTATTATATTAAATGCATATAAATGTAATTAATTTAGATATATCAAAAGATAGATTAAAACATATAAATGATGAATGCTTAAAAAATAATATCAAATATAATAGATTTCCAGCTATAAATGGATCAACATATATTTTAAATGATATTGAATCCGATTATTTATCAAATTTAGATTATGATAAAGATGAAGATAAAGGGACACTAGGGTGTTTTCTATCACATATTAAATTATTAGAAAAATTTAAAGAGACTGATGATGAATATATGATCGTTTGTGAAGATGATATAATATTTAACTTTGATTTTATACATATAACAGAAAAGTTAATTGATATAATAAAAGATTATGGATTTATAAATTTATACAGTGATTTTCCGGAACCTTCAAATAAAGATAAAGAAATATATAAAATAGATAATAATTATACATTATATGATAATACTGAAATATGGGTTGGACAAGGGTGTGTTTGTTATATGATTAGTAAAGAATACTGTATTGATATCTTAAATAAATATTATAATAAAGAATGTAATGCTGCTATAGATTTTTTTTTTGTATGGTCTATGAAGAAACAATCATATATTTATCCACCTCTCGTAAAGTTGGGAAATTTTAATTCTCATAGAGAATATATAGATAATATGGATTATAGTAATATAAATAGTAGTAATATAGATAATAGTAATATAATTCTTAACATAAAAAGTATGTTGAATATTAATAAAATCAAATGTTATATTATTAATTTAGAAAGATGTCCTAATAAAAAAGAAAATATGATAGATAGATTAATATATCCTTTAATTTCATATGAAATTATAAATGCTGTAGATGGTCGGAATATAAATGAAGAATATATGAAATATAATAATTATAGTATTTTAGAAGAATGGAAAGATCCTTCAAATAATAGAAAATTAACATTGGGTGAAATAGGTTGTTCACTTAGTCACTATAATATATATAAAACTATTCTAAAAAATAAAGATGAATATGCAATTATTCTAGAAGATGATGCTATCCTTGTTGATAATTTCTATGATAAAGTTAATACTATAATTAATAATTTAAAGAATATTGAAGACTGGGATATGTTATACTTAGGTAGAAAAAAAATAGATGATAAAGAAGAAATTGAAGTATATGAAAATATATATGAATCATCTTATTCCTATTGGTGTATAGGTTATATAGTTAATAAACGATTTTGTGAAAAAGTTACATCTGATAAAGGTTTTTTAATAAATATTATACCAATTGATGAATACTTGCCATTAATTGGAAATATATCACCATATACTAAATATAAAGATAATTATGATGCTAATATTAAAATTTTAACATTAAAAGATAATTTAGTATATCCAGAACCAGATGCTTTTCAACATAGTGATACAGAAATTATGACGTTTTTACCAAATAAGAATAAAGGTTTATTTAAAATACTAACTGTAGCTACTGATAATAATGAACCATTACAAAGATTTGAAAAATCTTGTAATATCCATAATTTAAACTATAAAGTTTTAGGATTAGATAAAGAATGGACTGGTGGAAATATGTCTCAAGGTCCAGGTGGAGGTATGAAGTTAAATCTATTAAAAGAAGAATTAAAAGATTATAAGGATGAAGATATTATACTATTTAGTGATAGTTATGATGTTATATTTTTATCGTATGAAGAAGAAATATATGATAAATATTTAGGATTTAACACAAATATGTTATTCTCTGCAGAAAAAGCATGTTGGCCTGATGTAAATATGAAATTACATTTTAATTCAGATTCTCCATATAGATATTTAAATAGTGGTGGATTTATGGGTAATGTTAAAAGTATTAAAATGTTAATTAATTGCGAATTTGCAGACACTTATGATGATCAATTATTAATGCAAAAAAATTATGTTAAGTATAAAGATATCTTAAATATTAAATTAGATACAAGGTGTAATATATTTCAGACTAGTTCAAATAATACAAATGATATTGATATCTTATATGGTGAAAATAGAATTAGAAATAATATGTTTAATACTATACCATGTCATTATCATGGTAATGGTGGTATGTTAGAAAAAATAAGACACAATAATATATGCAATTATTTACTAATGGAATGGAATAATATATATGATTATATATCTCCTAAATTAGAATTATCTTTAACTAAAACTATATATATATTTGTAAATGTTATAGGTAATAATACTTTATTTTATAACAACCTTAAAGCATTGGATTATCCAAAAAGTAATATAATACTTCATATAAATACAAATTATTCAAATAAATATATTAATGATTTGAATATATATAATAAATTTATTATAACAAATCATGATGAACCTAGTGCAAGAAAAGAATCAATGAAGAAATGTTTAGAATATAATTGTGATTATTATTTAAATTATGATAATTATTGCATAATTAATGATACTTCATTAATTAGTAAATTAATTAGTTATGATAAGAATATTGTTTCACCATTAATTACTATTAGAGGTGGATTATTTAGTAATCACTGGGGGTTAGTAGATAAAAATGGATGGTATGAAAAATCTTTTAATTATATGAATATAATCAATCATGAACATAAGGGTTGTTGGAATTCTGTATATATTAATAATATATATCTAATAAAATCAGATATATTAGAAAATATAAAAGAATACTATACTATTAATTATAATCCTAATAAAGGTCATGATATGGCATTGTGTGAAAATTTAAGAAAAAATAATTATTACATGTATACATGTAATGAAGAAGTATATGGTTATTTATTAAGCGATGAAGATATTCATGATTATGTATTAACAGATAATGAAATAACTGTTAAAGATTATATTAAAAACAAAAATGTTTGGAAAAATAAATATCTTCATAAAGACTTTGGAAAAAATATTAAAGAACCAACAGCAGATGTTTTGCAATTTCCAATAGTTAATGAACAATTTTGTAAAGAAATAATACAGGTAACTGAGTCATATGGAAAATGGTCTGGTGCTACAAATGATGATTCAAGGATTGGTCACGAAAATATTCCTAGTAATGATATTCATCTTACAGAAATAAATATGGAAAAAATGTGGGAAGAATTTATACATGATAATATAGCTCCACTTGTTTCAAATCATTGGGGGTCATATAAAACAAAAGGTATAAATATTGCATTTGTTATAAAATACGACAGTGAAAAATACTATAAATTAGAACCACACCACGATGCTTCATCATATACTTTAAATATATGTTTAAATGATGATTTTAAAGGAGGAGGTGTTAATTTTATTAAAAAAGGCAAAGTAGAACATATTAAATATCATGGTTTAATACATCCAGGAAGGGTTACACATTATCATGAAGGTTTACCAGTTGAAGAAGGAATTAAATATATAATGGTATCATTTATAGACTAATTAAATAATCCTATATTTTTTGTATTCTTTATAACTGTTAATTCAAACTCAAATGTATTATTTAAATTCTGTGAATCATATATTGTATTATATACTGGATCCTCTAATACTATATCTAATCTATCTAACGATATAGGTAAAAAATAATTTTGTTTCTCATTACAACAGTTTGGTTCATAATATTTATTTTCACCAAAACATACATCTAATGGTATTCTATCTATAATATGTTTTCCACAAGGTGTATCTATACATGCTATTCGTGGTATCTGATTAATTACTAGATCAACATATGGTGTTGACATATCTATAACTATATCTGATTTATAGCATTTATATCCAGTTTCTTTGCATGGGTAAAATCCCATATATCTAGCTAATATTTTTGTTTTTTCATTATAATCCCAACATATCTCAAATACTACAGATATATTTGAACATATAGTAAATTGTAGTGTTATACAATTATATGTTATTTTTAAATTATCTTTAAAACCTGTTAAATTATTTAAATATTTAACTAAACTTTCTGGACTATATATACCTTTTTGTAATTTAACAACTTCTACATTACCGCCTATCTTATAAACAAATTCACAATTATTATTATTTATATTATATGATGAATTTGGTATAATTGCTTTAATTAATTTAAAACCTATTACATTATGTATTATACCCATACCTAATCCACCAATACCTTGATCATCACTATTAGTAAATAAATATGTTATTTTATTTGGATTATTAGTATCTTTTATACAATTACAATTATCTTTATTATAATTAATAGAGTCTACTGCTATCCTTATTGTATGGTAGTCTTTATTAAATAATGAAGATTTATTTAATCTATCTAATAATAAAGTATCATTATTTAATTTATTATATTTCATAAATTTAGTTAATTTTACTAACAATGTTTTTATCAATCTATCTGTTTCATTCTGTTTATTAATTATATGTTTAATATTATTGTTATCATTTAAAATTATATCTTTTTCTTTACTTAAATATTTATAATATAAATAAGCAATTGTTAAAAATAATGTAGATCCAATAGCACCATATATTTTATATTTATGATCTTCTATAATATCCATAACTAATATATATATATATATTAATTCTTTAATGTTAATTCAAACTCAAGGTTATGATTACCTTGTTGATTATCAAATAAATCTTGACAATTACCATATAATTTTATAGTTAATTTATCTAGTGTTATTGGAAAAAATAATTTACTATAATCTATTGTATTTCTATACCTAGGTTCATAGTACTTTAAATCACCATATTCATTATCTAATGGAACTCTATCTATAATTCTTCTACCGTATGAATTATGTTTACAAGCTATATAGGGTATCTCTTCTACAACAATATCTACATAATTGGATGCTAATTCTGCAACTATATTACCATATATATCAGTACTTAATGTATTTTTTATATTAGTATAAAATCCCATTAAAGATGCCAAACATTTTGTTTTATCATTATAATCCCAACATATTTGAATATTGCTTGTAGATGTTATATGATATTTCCATAAATCTTCTATCCAAATAAAATCAATGTTACATGGATTATCAGCTGGTATACTACTATTTAAATCACACGGTGCACAATATTTTGATATTAAATCAATTGTATGTACAGTATCATCTCCTTCTTTTTTAAAAGCAAACATATTATTATCTTCCCGTATTGTATATGCCGTATTTGGTATTATTGCATTAACTAATCTAAATCCAATAACATCTGTATATTTATCAAAACCACCCGTATTGTTTTCTGATATACTATCAATATTTGATGAACTAAAATCTGTTAAATTTAAGTGATATACATAATCTGATGTATTAAAATCTATAGATTTTAATATTGTACTCGTATCAACTAAAATATTTATAGTTTTATATTCACTATTATACAAATTAGGCATATTAGGCATATTAGGCATATTAGGCATACTCTGCATATTAGGCATACCCTGCATATTAGGTCTATCAGACATCCAGTTATTATTTATTAATTCTCCATAATTTTCTTCTGAACTACTAATATCTGATTCTGAACCAGAATCAGAACTAGAATCATCTATGACTAAATTATTCATATTTATATATATAATAATCTATAATATTTAAATTTAAATTTAACGAAATTATTTAAGATTGAATTTTTTTTTATATTTTTTTATACTGACACGTAATGTTGGTTCTCCCCATAAAATGTATCTTGATAAGGAACCAGCACTCATATAATCATTCCAATTTTCTCTTTTTTTATGTCTTTTAAGATATCTTTGTTTTCTTTCTGGATCTTTATGTTTTGTATAATCTGACATACCTGCTGCTCCAAAATGTGTTGTTTTTATTTTATCTTTGCCATTATAAAATATTGCCATATACTTTTTTTCAGGTTTTGTTGATGGTTTAAATATTACTTTGATTTTTCCCTTTTTCATTGTTTTTTTTGTCATTATTATATATATTTATAATTATTTAAATTTTACATTATATTTTTTTGTTATTTCTTTATCATATTTTCTAGTTGGTCCACCCATTATATATGAATACATTCTTGCTCTAGCCCAACTTTCTGCTGTTTGATTAGGCCTTGAACCACTTGAATAATAAGCACCTCTACCTTTTTTTAAAACAGCCATTAAAGCTTTTTTAGGTATACCTGTTTTTTTAGAAATTTCATGTAATTTTGTAATATTTCCATATTTATCTTTGAACTTTTTAGTCCAACTACTCTTTTTATTTTTATAACTTTTTAACTTTTGTCGGTCTATATATTTTTTCTTTTTATATGATTTTTTTGCTGTCTTTATATTTTTTATTTGTTTCTTTTTATCTTTATAAGATAACCCCTTTGTATATTTTTTAGGTATCATATATTATAATATATATAATATATTATAATATATATGGATACTTTGATATAGTATTAATTAATATAATAAGTTATATGGGTGGGATTTTTACTGGTATCGGTATATTCTTTAAATTTAAGAATTCTATATTAATTAAATCAGCGAGTAAAGATGACTTAAATAAATTATATGGAAATGAATTAGCTAGAAATTTAGCATCTATAGAAGAAGGAAATTATATGGCCTCACAAGTTGTTCATTCTGTTCAACCTGTTGTCCCTTCTACACCACCTTTAAGAGAAATAAAATAACAACTGAATAATTAATATATTAATAGTTTCTATTTAATATTCAAAAGAACGACATTCTTCACAACTATCTATACATTTATTATTTGTTTCAATTGCTAAACATTTAGATATTGTTATATCTGGTTTTAATATATATCCAGCATAGTTTTCTAATTCTTTTGTTAAATCTAATATAAACGTAAACCTTTTACCCTTTCCTAATTCTTGTGTTTGAATTATAAATGATTTCATATCTGTTGATATTCCTACATTATCCTTAATACTTTCTTCTGTATATGGTACTACTTGACCTCCTTCACTATTAGCAAAAAAAGATATATTCATATCATTATAAAATTCTTCTAATATAGATGAAGCAGGGTAAGACCAGGGGTTAAACTTCATATAATTAGCTCTAAGTAAACCTATAATTGTGTTATTTTTAATAATATCAACATCATTTTCATCAGTCATTTTAATAATTTTCAAAAAACCTTCATCATATTTAAAATATATTGAATATTCACATAACCTTTTTAGACTATTTGGTAATATTTCACATAAAATAGGTTCTAATTTCATTTTTATTTCGCGAGGTTCTCCAGCTAAATACCATATTGTCTTACTAACATCTAGTTGTTCAGGTGAAATGTTTTGTTCTGATGATTTAGATAAAACTATATCTTCAGAATGTCCCCATTCTCCATGGGATTTAACAGAACCAAATGAATCTATATTATCATCATCAAAATTTGGTTCGGGTGTTACTTGTCTCATTTGTTCACCATGGGATTTAGCAGAATCAAAACTATCATCAAAATTGCGGAATGTAATTGGTATTGCTTGTTTTCCTAATTCTTCTAACTTTAATTTTGCTTTTCTTTCAAATTCGTCTTCTTTTAATTTTTGTTTCATGTTTGGACTATTTTTCCACATTTGTAATTGTTTTTCTCTATCGCTATCTATTGGTAATGGTGATGGAGTAATAATTTTTTTCTTTTTTGTTTTCTTTGATCTGACTTTGTCTGTTTCCCATGGCCACTTCCAACCTCCTTTTTGTTTAGACCTTTTCTTTTTATGTGTATAATTCTTTTTCATATAATATATAAAATATATTTATTAATTTGAATATTTCAAAAATAATATTTTATATTTATTATGACGTTTTTAGTTGTTGAATCTCCTGCTAAAGCTAAGAAAATACAAACCTTTTTTAAGGATAATAAAACAATTGTTAAATCATCTTTTGGACACATATGTAATTTAGATACTAAGAAATTAGATGAAATGTTAGATAATGGATTTACTCCAATATATATCAATGATCCTAAGAAAAGAGATGTGATTAAAACTTTAAAATCAATAAAAGATAAAAAGGTTTTATTAGCAGCTGATGATGATAGAGAAGGTGATGCTATCGCATGGCATACAGGTAATTTGTTTAAATTAGATTATTCACAATGTAATAGAATTAAATTTAATGAGATATCAAAAAAGGCTATTTTGAATGCTATTCAAAATCCTACAAAACTTGATATGGATTCTGTAAATGCACAACGTGCTAGACAATTAATTGATCTAATGATTGGTTATAAATTAAGTCCTCTATTATGGAAAAATGTAAAAACTGATAAAATGGGATTATCTGCAGGGAGAGTTCAAAGTTGTCTTTTAAATATGTTAAATAATAAACATTTAGATATTGAAAAATACTTAAAAAATCCAAAATATTCTCGTATTTTAACAGGTTCTTTTACAGATGATATTGAAGCTGATTTTAAATTTATAGATAAAAATATTACAAACGAAAATGTTAAAGAAATTTTAGATTCTTTTATAAAGGATAAACAGTTTATGATTGAAAATAATGTTAAGAAAGAAGAAAAGGTATATCCAAATTCACCATTAATTACATCAACACTACAACAGGCAGCTCAAAAAGAATTAGGGTTTCCAGTTAAAATGACAATGAATATTGCTCAAAAATTATATGATAATGGTAAAATTACATATATGAGAACAGATTCAACATTTATTTCAGATGATTGGAAAGTTACTCTAAAAGATAAAATTGACCGAGATTTTGGCACTGATTATTATAATAATAGAAAGTCAAAAAAAGTTAAAGGAGCACAAGAAGCCCATGAAGCTGTCCGTCCAACTGATATTAATGTTAGTCTTAGTGATAAATATGAAGAAGTTGACATTAAATTATATGAGCTTATTAAGAAGAAAACAATTCTTTCGCATATGAAACCCGCTATATATGATACATTAACATTAACTATTGGAAATAAAAATATTACAAAATATGGTAATTATGAAACAAAAATAAAATCTTTAAAATTTGATGGATATCTAAAATATTCTAATCCTGATAAAGAAGTCATTGATTTAAAAAAATACGAACAATTAACTAAAATTAAATTGTTAACTGCTAAATTTAAAAGCAAGGAAACTGAACCACCTAGTTTATATAATGAATCATCTATTGTTAAAAAACTAGAAACTTCTGGTGTAGGTCGTCCATCTACATATGCTTCATTAGTAGATACACTTTATAAAAGAACTTATACAGAGTTAAATAATACGAAAGAAATTGAAAAAGTTTGTAATATTATTCAATTAACAGAAAATAATGAGATTGCAGAATATGACGAAGAATATAAAGTTCCTCCTCAAAAAAATAAAATAGTTGTAACTGAATTGGGAAAATTAGTTTTAGATTATCTAAAGATTCATTTTCAGAATATACTTGATGAGGGGTATACATCAAAAGTTGAAACAGATCTTGATTTAATTAGTCAAGGTAAAATCGAATGGCAAACTGTTATTAAAAAGGTTTATGATTCTATTATGCCTATTGTTATTAGAGAATTAGGTCCGATTAAAAGTTCAAAAGGAAATACATTATTTACATATAAGAAAAAAGATATTACACTTCATAAAGGTAATTATGGAGACTATATTAAGTATAATGGTAAAAATCATAGTATAGGTAGTTATTTATCATATAAAAAAATTAAGAAAGAGGATTTACAATTAGAAGATTGTTTAGAAATAATCCAATATCCTAAGGTAATGGGTAAACATGATAATAAATCAATTGAAATTATTATTGGAAAATTTGGATATTGTTTAAGGTATGATAAAAAATTTAAAAAGATATCACAAGATAAAGATAAATGGACTAAAGAATATTGTATTAGATTAGTTAGTTAAACATATATCTATAATATAATATATAAATGAATTTCAATGATTTACCCGGTGAAATTAAAAGTAAAATATATAAAATAAATAGAGATATAGATAAACATGAAAAATTATTAAAAAAATGTTTTAGTGAATTAGATTCTATTAAATTTCATGCTGTGCAATACATGGATTGGATTATAGACTGTGTAGGTATATCTGTATGGGAACATTCTTCAGATTATGAATATTGGACAAATTTAGAATTTAGAGAAAAAATACAAAGAGGATATTTTTTATCTAAACAAAAAATAGTAAAATTATTAATAAAACTTATGTAATTAAGGACATCCATAAGGTTTTAAACCAGGTCCGTCGCAGTTATAACCAGAATTTTGACCAGGATGATCGGCGTGTGGGTCAAATGGTTTATCTTCATGACATGGTCCACAGGCTCCTCCGCAAATACCAGGAGGACAATCTGTACCTGGATTAAATGGTCTACCAGGTGCGTTTTTCATAGGTTCAAATCCCATGAATATGCGACAAAAAACCACACCTAATACAAAACAACCTAAACACATTAACATATTTTTATCAATTTTCATTTATAATATATATATAGATAAAAAAAAATACATATATATAATAATTATGGGCTGGTGGATAATATGTCATAAATGTAATGGAGAAGGATATATAAATAAAAATGAATGCTTAATTTGTAAATATTATATTGTTGAAGGAAGAGAAGATTTAATTCTTAGAGGTAAAATATATATATCAGATAATGCAGAACCGATTTCCCCTGTTTCAAGTCCCAGATAAATAATTTACGTATAAATCTAAAATAATTTAAAGTATAATAAAGTATAATATGTATATGAATACTATCCAAGATATTCCTGGCAATGATTTACAAGTATTTAAAGAAGAAGTTAAAACTTGGTTACAGTTAGATCAGGAAATACAAGAACATGAAAAGGTTATCAAAGAATTAAAAAAAAAAAGAAATAAAGAATTAGAACCAAGTATAACTACATTTATGGTTAAACATAATATTAGTGATATAAATGCTGGTCAAGGTAAAATTAAATGTACACCTAGAAATACAAAACAAACTTTAAATAGAGGTTATATTGAAGAAAATCTAAAAAAAGTTATTAAAGATGATACAGTAATTGAACAAGCTATGAGTAATATATTAAATAACAGAGAAGTTAAAACAACATATAAATTACAAGTTGCTAAAAATAAATAAATCATTAAATACTAGCAATATATTGCCACTGTAATTCCTGGCATATTTTCTTCCAAATTCTATCTTGCTGTTGTAATTTTTCTCTACTTTTTAAAAGAGGGAAATATTTCAATAACTCATCTAATTCTAATAATTCACAAAATTTATGTAAAACATAAGAATATGATAAGAAATTTTTTCTTTCTTCTGGACAATGTTTCATAAATGGTGTTTGTATTTCTTTAAACATATTTCTTAATAATTCCTCGTGTTGAGGTAATAATGATGGGGCTTTATTTCCAGTTATAATATTTATTATGTTTGGTATATGTTCATAAAATTTGTTGTGTTTTAATTTTTTTAATATTTCTCTAATTTGTTTATTCGTTATATTACTTATATCAATATGTTTATTTTTTTGTAATTCTTTTAAGACATCTGTATAAACATTCATAGGAATATCAGTAGTTTCTTTTGCTTGAAATTGTGCAAGCCATTCATTAAAATGATTAATACGTTTATAAGCGAAATAACTAATTTCTCTAGGTGTTTCTTTATAAGATATCTTTTCATTATTCATTAATATTTTATCAGTATATCCACAATATTCGCATAAAATCTCACTCTCTTGTAATTTATATATCATGCTGTTTTTACATTGAATACATATATGCATCATATCTTCTGTATCTTCAAAATTACTATTTATATACTCATCATCTACCTTTGAAAGATATGTTGATATTATATTTTCTGTTTTTTTATTTGTTTCATTATCTTTATCTTTATCTTTGTCTTCACTTTTAAAAAAATCTAATATATTATTTTTATTGGTAGTTTTTTTGGTAGAAGCAGTAAATCCATTATTGTAGTATTCACTTAATATTAATCCATTATCTAAATAATAATCATTCTCTTCATCTTCATTATCAAAATTACTAATGATATCATTATGTATTACATCAATTGTTATCCTTGGGTCTGTATGTTTCTTCTTTAATGGTTTATCTTTTATTGTAGACATTATTACTCTATTTTTAATATATCTTTAAATATACTTAGTTAATTATTAATTACATTTGTATAATGCAATTGGTTTATAGCACAAATAATTTTTTTTCTACTATTTTTTTTATTTTTCAATGTATTAATTAATGTATCCCATACTCTAATATATTTAAAATTATTTGTTATACCAATATTACTGGACTTAAGGCCATTTAGATATTTAGAATATGTAATTAATATTATATCGTTTATATTTTGTTTTTCACAATTTTTTTTAATAAATGTAGCATAATCTAAAGACATCTCCCATGCTTCAGATTTATTGATATATTTAAGAACTTCTATTTCACGATTATCCACAAATGCTATCATAATTATATATTATAATCTCTATTTTATTTTTAAATATTATATATATATATGGATACTGAATTGCAGAATTTACACAGTTCTTGGATGAGAAATATGTTACAAATAATTAGTATTGGTTTAGTATTAATTGCTTATTTTAAAGAAAATAAAGAATTAACCGGACATATATTATTACCTATATATATTATACTTTTTGGAATAATTATAGGAATATATTCGACTTATTTTACATATTTTTCAGAAGATACATCAGATCATAAAACAATAAATGGCTGGAAATATGTAAGTATTATATTATGTATTAGTTTAATATATATATGTGTTTATGTTATCAAAGTATTATAATGATTTAGTATATGGAACAGAATAATAACCACAAAATATACTATAATCATAATTACCATTATTATATTTATTATAGTTTCTATCTGCTTTTTCAGGGTCTATAATAATATTATTTGAAGCATCTACATTAGATACTTCATTATCCCCTGCTTTATGACTCCATTTATTATTGCTATCTTGTCTATAGAAATGATAATCTATATCATTGCCTTTATTATCTATTACTAATGCTATTCTATAATTTGTACATTCTATTTCTTCATGCATATCTTTTAGTTTCCTTATACCTAATAAAGCATAATCTTTTTTTACTTTATTTATGATACTATTACAATCATATTTATTAAATCTATTACCACTCAGTTCACCTGGTTGTAATTTCTTATGACGTTCTCCTTCTTTTATAATTGTGTCAAATGCATATGAATAACAATTTGTAAGATCATGTTCTTTTTTTGATAAATTCCATTTTTCTGGTTCCCATTTAGGTTTATTACATTTATATGGATTCATTATATTTAAAAGAAATATAATAATTATATATATAAATGAAATTGGTAAATTTAATATTTTATGCAATAAATATATTTTCTGTATTGGCTGGTAATAAAAATTGTGATGTATGCTTAGCTAGACAAAGGAATGGTGAGAATATAGCTTGTGGTAGTAATTGTATTACAGATAATACTTTAATTGATTACGATTGTCCTATACCATATGTAGATTGTGGTAATAATATTGTATGTCCCAAGGTTACGGAAATAACACATTGCTCTTTAGATGGTATTAATGGTTATACGGCATATAGACTATCAATTGTATTAAAAGATACTAATAAGAATATATATGCTATATTTGGCGAACCATCACATACAATGTATATTCCACCTGCTTATCAAATAAAAGGCGCCTTTGGGACAAATATAGGGGGTGTTAGTGATGAAATATTAAGTATAAATCCTGATTCTTATTACGATTCTTGGTTAACTATTGGTATAGTTAATGGAGACCTTAATAATAATTTAGGAACAATTGGTATTGATTTTGAAAATTGGGGGAAAGAAGCATTAACAGTAAATAATGGTGCTATATTTACTGTTAATCCTGAAGAAAGGTTAGGGACAAATGAATATGTTATTGGTCAATTAACAATTTTAGATAATATTCGAGAAAATGTAATAATTAATATTCAAGGTAAAAATTCAATGTATCCTGATTCAGGGTCTTGGAAATTATATGATTTAACTTTTGAATTATCTAAACCAGAAATTATTAATAATATCATACCATCTAATTGTGAAATATGGTTTGATGGTTGCAATACTTGCTTAATTGTAAATAATCGTCCATCAACATGTACAGAATTACCTTGTCCCTCTATTAATAATGAAGAACCTAATTGTTTAAGATTTATAAATGGTAATTAAATTAATATAATATATATATATATATATGCCAATTTATAAAAAGGGGGGTGCTAAGGGTGATTGTAAGAAACCTAAAATTTGGAATCCAAATACTAAAAGATGTGTAAATGATAATAAAGCAAATAGAAATAAGGGGGCAAAAACAGCAACACAAGATGTAATTGTTATTCAAGTTCCTGAACAAGGTAATTGTGGTAAAAAAACTCAAACAGGTGAAAAAGATCGTTGTACTAAGAATGGTAAATTTAGAAAAGGGGAATGTAGTTTTAAAGACGGAAAATGCTCTAAAAAAACTAAAAAGCAATCTATAGCACGTCAAGCACCAGCAGTAGCAGTAGCACCGGCAGTAGCAGTAGCACAAGCACCAGCAGTAGCAGTAGCACCGGCAGTAGCAGTAGCAGCACCTAAAAAAACATGCCCACAAGGTAAAATATTAAACCCCAAGACTAATAGATGTATAAATGATACACCTGCCAATAGAAAAAAAATAAGTATAGAAATAGTTAATAATGTAGAAGGATCCCATATTAATATTATGACAACCCAATGTTCTTCTTATTCAAATATAAAAGATGTAGATATATCTAAATTTAAGTTTATTGATATATCCAATAAACCTGACTCAGAAAAATGTTATTCTGAAGCTCAATTAAAATTGATGAGAGAAGCTTTAATTCCTGCTATTAAAGCAAAATACACATTACCCCCTAATACAGAAGAATTAAATAAAATTGCTGATAAACAATTTAAAAATTTAGTTACAACTAAATTAGTATATGATGACCCTGTAACTAATAAACAAATAAGTTTATGTGAACAAAAATTTTTAAATAAAGGATCATATGGTTCTGTTTATGAATTCTATAATGGTAATTATAAAGTAGCTGTTAAATATTTTAAAAATAAAAATGATAGTGAATTAAAGGTTATTCAGAAATTAAATAAACTTAAATTAGATTGTAAGACTATAAATGCCCGCGTTTTAGAACGAGGAAAGGGTGCTCACTTAGAAAAATATGCAATTATGGAAATTATGCACGGTGGTTTAAATAAAATGAATGGTAAATTAGACAGAAAAACAATTTGGAATGTTATTAAAGATATAGCATTACATCTAAAATGTTTAAATGATAATAAATTAGCTTATACAGATTTAAAAACAGCTAATGTATTATTTAAATGTAAGAATAAAAAAGAAATTGATATATATTTGGGTGATTTAGGAAGTATTTGTAATCGCGGACAAACTCATGTTAGCACCTGGATGCCTTGGGAAACATCTAGAGGATGGGTCCAAGGTGTAAAATGCAATGAACATACAATGGTTTGGCAAGTTGCTATTGTTTTCTTAGAACTTGTTAAATGGAGGAAATATACTATATTTAGTTGGCAAACAATTAAGGATTATAGTGCTGAAAATATAACTAGATATTTTAATGAAATTATAAGATTATATAAATTAGATACATTAGTTTTTAAAGATAATGAAAATAGCAAATTTAAAAATGCAGGTGAATTATTTAGAGGTATGGTTGAATTTAACCCTAAGAAAAGGTGTAAATTAATAGATATAACTACATCAATTAAATTATAATATTATATATACTATAATGGGATATAGAAATAAAAAGTCTCTTAAGAAAGATAAAAAAACATTAAGTAAGTTTAAAAATACAGGTTATGAAAATATTATTAAAGGGGGTGTAAACACTCCACCAAAAGCTATAGCACCTGATAATTTAGTAGACCCAAGGGCCCATCAAAATTGCAGAGATTGTAATCAGTGGATAAATCAAGGTCAAGATAAAAGTGCTATATGTTTACAATATGGATGTCAATATTGTCCAATTTGTAACCCTCAATCTCCAGAACAAGTATTTGTTTCACCCAATCCAACATTATCTCTATCCCCTGAACCTGAACAACCTATTGTTTCTCCAAGTTCAAGTGAACAACCTGTTGTATCTCCAAGTTCAAGTGAACAACCTGTTGTTTCTCCAAGTTCAAGTGAACAATCAATTGTTTCGCCAAGTTCAAGTGAACAACCTGTTGTTTCTCCAAGTTCAAGTGAACAATCAATTGTTTCGCCAAGTTCAAGTGAACAATCTATTGTATCGCCAAGTTCAAGT